GAGAAGAAGAGGTAACTACTGTTAATCAAAATTCCTACTCTAAGCTTATAGGAACTTTTGTAAATGACGCTAAACGCATGGTAGAGGACGCATGGGATTGGTCTTCGCTACGCACCACTATTACAGTTACTACTGAAGCTGACGTTTTCTCCTATAACTTACTAGGTACTAACTCCTCCTTCAAAACCTTAGATGTGTTGAACGACACTAAAAACTGTTTCATGAAACACATTCCTTCTACTGAGATGAACAAGCTATATCTTATACAGCCTGTCGTAGAAGGGCCAGCACAACAGTACACTTGGAATGGTTTTAGCGAAGCAGGTAACGCCATTGTAGACATCTACCCTAAGCCTAATTCTGTAGAGAGCCTACGCTTTAACATTGTTCAGAGAGAGAACGAGTACACTGATGATGCTGATGTGTTTTACGTACCTACTCAGGCTATTATTCAGCTTGCACAGGGCTTTGCAATGGAAGAGAGGGGAGAGACAGGCGGCCAGACAAGCGGCGCTATGGTACAGCTAGGTCGTTCTACCTTGGCTGATGCCATTGCGTTTGACGTTGCTAGGTTCCCTACTGAGCTTATTTGGGAGGATGTGTAATGGCGCAACAGCTACAGAATCTTGCAATCTCTGCTCCTGCTTTTGCTGGAATAAACACAGAAGACTCTCCTGTATCTTTAAATGCTGCCTTTGCTGACATCGCAGAAAACTGTGTAATTGACCAGAGAGGTCGTGTTGGAGCTAGGAAAGGATGGAGTACTATCACTACTAACGGTGCAACAGTCTTAGGCACTAGTGCAGGCACTGAGCACATACAAGAGTTTATTGCTTATGACGGAACAGTAACTGTTTTTTCAATGGGTAACCTAAAAATATTTACAGGAACTACAGCTCTCACTGAGATAGCTTATCCTGCTGGTTACTCCTGTACCGCTAACAACTGGAAGACAGCTTCTTTTCAGAACAGCGTGTGGTTCTTTCAGGCTGGACATGCCCCACTCAAGTACGTAGCTGGAGCATCTGCCTTAGTGCTCGTTCCTGACTCTGGAAGCACTGCTCCTCCACAAGGAGATGAACTCTTAGCTGGCTTCGGTCGTCTGTGGGTTACATCTGTTGTAAACGAAGACTATAAGATTTATGGTAGTGCTCTTCTTGACGGAGATACTTGGCATGGTTCAGGTAACTCTTGGCTAACTTTAGATTTAACTAACGTCTGGCCACAAGGATATGACTCTGTAGTTGCACTCGCTGAACACAACGGATACTTAGTTGTCTTCGGTAAGCGTTCTATTATTCTTTATCAAGATGTTGTGGGAGCACAGGGCGGTACTTTATCTTCTACCTCCGCTGACACAATTAGATTGTACGACACCATTGAGGGTGTTGGTTGCATTGCTAGAGATTCTGTACAGACAACTGGTAATGACTTGCTGTTTTTATCTAATCGCGGCCTGATGTCTCTTGGTCGTCTTATTCAAGAAAAAGCTATACCTCTTAACGATGTCAGTAAGAATGTACGTACAGACTTTATGGAGCTTGTCAACAACGAGTTTGCTTCAGGTAACGGTCATACAATTAGAAGTGCTTACAGTGCTAAACACGCTTTTTACATCATAACGCTCCCAGAGTCAGGCGTTGTTTATTGTTTTGATGTAAGGAGGCCTTTAGAAGATGGTTCTTTTAGAGCTACTACTTGGAGAGGCTTAACACCTTTAGCCTTATCAGTGTTTGCTAACGATGAGCTAATGATGGGCTTAGCTAAGCAAGGTTCTACACAGCCAGCAATAGTAAAGTACGACACATACAGCGACGGCAACGAAACTTACGTAATGAAGTACTTTAGTCATCCTCAGAACTTTGGTAACCCTACTAACTTAAAGTTTCTTAAAAAGATGAACGTTACTGTTATTGGAGGAGGAGGCACTACTTGTATTTTTAACTGGGGATACGATTACTCTAAAAACTTTACTAAACAAGCTGTTACTTTTGGTGTGGCATCTGACGCAGAGTTTAACGAAGAAGAGTACAACACCACAGCAGAGTACACAGGGGGCGTTACTGTTAATGAACCCTCACTTAATACTTCAGGTTCTGGTGTAGAAATAACTGTAGGCTTAGAAACAACAATTATTGGCAATTCCTTTTCTATTCAAAAAATTGACATACACGCTCTATCAGGGAGATTTATCTAAATGGCTACATACAACGTAACGACTAACTTTGGCGCTAAAGACGACTTAGCGTCAGGAAACGCAGCTAAGAAGGTTAAAGGCTCAGAGTTTACTACTGAGTTTAATAACATTGCTACAGGGGTGAACAGCAAGGCAGACACAACGACTGTCAACGCTGTAACAACGACAGCTAACGCAGCCCTGCCTAAAGCAGGTGGTGCTATGACAGGCGCTATCACAACTAACAGCACCTTTGATGGTCGTGATGTAGCCACTGACGGAACTAAACTAGACGGCATAGAAGCCAGCGCAGACGTAACTGACGCTACTAACGTAACTGCTGCTGGAGCTTTGATGGACAGCGAGGTGACTAACCTTGCACAAGTCAAGGCTTTTGACTCTACTGACTATGCCACGGCTGCTCAAGGTGCTTTAGCTGCTGCGGCACTCCCAAAGTCTGGTGGTGCTGTGACAGGCGATATCACAACTAACAGCACCTTTGATGGTCGTAATGTCGCTACAGATGGTACTAAGCTAGACGCTATTGAAGCTAGTGCGGACGTAACGGATACAGCTAACGTAACAGCCGCTGGCGCACTAATGGACAGTGAAGTTACTAACCTTGCACAAGTCAAGGCTTTTGATTCATCTGATTACGCTACAGCAGCGCAAGGAACTTTAGCAACCAATGCACTACCTAAAGCCGGTGGAACCATGTCGGGTGCGATAGTAATGGGAACCTCCAAGATTACTGGAGCAGGAGACCCAACTGATGCTCAGGACGTAGCTACAAAAGCTTACGTTGACGCTAACGCTGGTGGTGGTGGTGATGTAACTCTTGCTGGTGACAACACCTTTACAGGCGATAATACTTTTTCAGCAGAACTTACGGCAAACGGCGGCATTGCCTTGGGCGATAATAACAAGATTACGTTCGGAACTGGCGCTGACCTAGAAATCTACCATAGCGGTAGTGATTCTGTTATTAAAGATGCTGGAACTGGCATTCTAAAGTACACCAGTAATACGGGCGGCGTTGCGGGTGTTACTTTTGAGATAGAGAACACCAATACCACTTCTGCTGCTGGTTCTTTTATAGCGTTTAACGATGTTTCAGCGGCCAATCCTGCCAGAATAGGAGGTATAGGTGGTAACTTTGTAGTACTAACCGATGACAATACGAACGGTCAGCAAGTTGCTATAGAATGTCACCGAGACAACGGTGTAAAGCTACATGCAGCCTCTGGTGGCGGCGTTCGTTTACAGACGACTACTACAGGAATAAATGTTACTGGCGCTGTAAGCTTGTCTACTCTTTTGCGCGTAGCTCCTTCTGCTGAGCCTTCTTCAGGTTCAACCGCTGGGGATGTATATTATGATTCTACATCTAACAAGCTGCGTTGTTACAACGGTTCTGCTTGGAACGACTTGTTTTAACATTACTCTTATTATTATCATTAAAGGAATCTAAGAATGCCGACTACACAAGACATACTGAACATGGGTGGTGCCCTGTTGAATACAACGGGTCAGTACATAGCCTCGGAAGATGCAATTGACAGTGCTAGAGCAGCAGGGCAACAGGCAGTAGCAGGTGCTGAAACAATAGCTACTGACGCTATTGCAGGTACAGAGTTTAAACCTTACACAGTAACCAGTAACTTAGCTACATCTACTGCTGGCCCATCTGGAGGTGTTACACAAACACTGAGCGAAGATGAGCAACGCCGTCAGAACGCCTACTTAGGCTCAGCAGAGACTTTGTTTGGTGGGGTAGGCGGTGACACTAATGCACAGACGCAAGCCCTCTACGACCAACTGAGGGCCATTCAAGCCCCTGCTGAGATGCGTAGGCAGCAGGCGACCCAAGAGCAGATGTTTGGTAGAGGTACTGGGGGCATGACTTCAGGTCTCTACGGTGGCTCTGGTATGCAGTTTGCTGACGCACAGGCCCGTATGGAGCAGGAAGGTCGTGATATGTTTATGGCTAGAGGAATGGTAGGTGATGAACAAGACCGTAGACTCTTACAGGCTCAGGGCTTAATGGATGCTGGTTATAACACTTCAAACCAAGCTTCTGACATGTTCCAAACAGGTTATCAACCTGCTACATTGGCTGCTCAAGGTGATATTACAGGTCAAGGGCTTAGTGCTGACGCTAAGTCTAAGGCATTGACTCAGATGATTAACGCTGAAGTTATTGCTGGTAACCTGAGTGCAGACCAAGCTAAGCAGCTTCTGACAGCTACTTTAGGTAGTCAAGACGCTAGTGGTAACTTTACTGGTGGTTTTCTGAGTAGTGCAACTGATTGGATATTTGGTGGAGGTGACTATTCCGGATATGACATTACCGCTGATTCTTTAGGGCTTGACTCAGCGAATGTTGACTATCAAGATTCTCGTGCTACTGATGATTTTATCAGTGACGCAGCTTTAGATGAAACTGGTTCAGGATACTAAGGAGAACAAACAATGGCACAAGTACAAGATTTAAGTGGTTTATTAACAGGTATCTCCTCTCAAGCGCCTATTGACCCTCGCGTGGGTCTTTCTCCTATGCAGCAGTTACAGGCTCGTGGAATGGAAGCTAACCAAGGTTTGCGTCAGGCAGCAGGAGGCTTGATGTCTTCTGTTACTGGTAAGGAAGTAAACGTCCAGACTTCTCGTGAGAAAGCACAGTCTGAGCTTGCTGGTTTAGACATTAACAACCCTAAAGACCAAGAGCGTATCCTTGAGATATACACACGCCTTGACCCTAATAAGGCTGCTCAGTTAAAGGCTGCTTTTGTTCAACAGGGTAGAGACCGTGATAAGCAGTCTCTTACACTAACTCAACAGACCGCACAAAGAGAAGGCTTTGCTAATTACCTAGATAAAACATACGTTGGTCGAGGCTACGGAGCGTTAGCTCTTCAGGGCACTTTAACCCCCACTAACATGAAGAACTTTATCAAAGAAACAGCGGAAGGAAAAGCAGACAACACTTGGATAGATTCAGTAAACTTTAAAGGTAATCCTATTAACGCTTTAGTTAGTAACTCAAGCGGTGAAGTGATAAATACTCTAGATAGAGAAGGAAATCCAACCAACTCTAAGCTTAATACTGGGTTTAAAGACATAATGGTAGACGGTCAGACAGTTACAGCGTTAATTAACAAGGATACTGGCTCTATTGTGACAACTTATGGTCTTCCATTGGAGAGTGGAAACTTAACAAATGAACAGTTAACTTACAACGCTGTTGTTGCCTCTAATGAAGCCAATAATCTTCCATCGCCTACTTGGACTAACTGGCGTAACGGGGAAATAGCAGAAAAGAACATGTCTCCTAAACGTAGAGAATACCTAGAGCTTAAAGAGGCCGCAGGTTCCGATGTTACGTTCCCTGCCTATGCTGAATGGTACAACAAACAAGACCTAGAAACTATCATAACTACAAATATAAACAAAACAACAGGAATCGGAACAGAGCGGTTGACTAATGCAAAAACTGGTGAAGTTATTGAAGAACTTGGCGTAACTTCAATGCCTACACTTACAATAAAAGAAAACGCAGACAAGACTTACTCTGTATATAACAGCGTAACAGGTATTATGGGAGAACCGAGACCCACAAAGGAATCCGCAGGTTTACAACAGAAGGCGTTTTACTCTACGATGTCGGCCATTAACGCTATTGATGGCACGTTAGGCGCTTTGTCGGAAGCTCAGAGACTTAAAGGTAAAGGCCCTGACGGTGAAGCTGTTGGTGGCATTGAGTATTTGATGTTAAGCACACTTCCTGAAACAAATGCTAGACTGCTTAAAAATAAAGTAAAGACTATTCAAGCTAACCTAGCGTTTGACAAGCTAGAACAAATGAAGATGAACTCATCTACAGGAGCTTCAGGTCTTGGTCAGGTAAGTAACTTAGAATTAGACTTGTTAAAAGCAGCAGTTGGCGCTTTAGACCCAATGCTTGGTGTTGAAGCTTTTAACGACCAAGTGGTTCTAATTGCAAAGCATTATAATAGGTTTAAACAGGCTCTGTTAGAACAGGCTGATTATGTTACAGACCCTAAAACAGGAGATATTTTTGTACAGTCTCCTGAAGGTAAAACGTACAGGATAGGTACACAAGCACAGGCGATAAACTAATGGATAATAATGCTTACTCACAAGTAACAAACCCAGACGAGTTGACAAGAATACAGGGGTTGTTTGCGACAGAAACTAACGCACAAGCTCCTGCTATTGTACCTTCGCCTGTTGCTAACACGCCTTCTAAGACAACCCCTTTTACTTCGGGGGTTCAAATTGAGGATGAGGAAACACTAGCTAGAGTACAGGCATTGTTTGACGAAAAATCAACATCAAGTGACAGTCTTGACCCACATACCCTTATAAATGGTTTAATGCTTGAAGGTGTGACTGAACAAGAAGTTGACCCTTTTGATTGGAAAAAGATGACGGCAGGAATGGCGGCATCTATTGCGGCATCTATACCTGAAGGTAAAAAGGGTTATAAGTGGGGGAAAAAAATAGCAGCTACGCTACCCAATCGCGGCTGGTTAGGTGCGATTAAGAAAGCAACACCTGTTGTTACAGGCGCTGTACGAGGCGCTGCTGCTAGTGCAGGAGCGTTAGGCACTACTGAGTTCTCCTATGATGCGGTAGATTCTTTAATATCAGGAGAAGAGTTTAACCCTTCTGAAGCATTTGATTCCGCTTGGGATGCAGCACAGACTGACTTTCTATTTTCTGCTGCTGGTGGTATTGGCCTACCCGCTGTAGTCAAAACTTACAGAGCTTCAAAAAGCCTTACTAGTGAAATACCTTCACTTTTTCCAGATAAAGCAGTAATTAGCGGCAAAGCAGGTCTGGGCGATAAAAGCATTATAGCTATTGAAAAATTACAACGACAGCTTGTCGAGATGGGCGGGAGTTTAATGCCCTCTATGGTTACCGATAAAGCCTATCCTAGACTGCTAGAACAGGTCGCTAAAGTTTCTAAATATACTAGAGGAACTGTAGAGAATTATTTTAACCTCTATGGCGAGTTTATGGGGAAACAGGTGTCAGAAATGGTGGGTCAGTTTGCTAAACAAGGCCCACGTAAACAAGGTAAAGTACTTCAGGCTTTTATTGAGCAGAATGATAGAGCTTTAGCTAAAGTTGTTGAACCTTTATATACAGCATTGTCTATTAAAGGTAAAGGAGTTGCTGTCAATATAAGGGGGAAAGCGCAAAACCTTGCTGAGGAAATCGGCCAAAGCGGTAGATATAGGGCGCAACCTAAAGTTACTAAAGAAGGCGAAGTAATACTTAAAACAAGCGCGTCTGGCAGGGTCGCAACAGTGTTAAAAGAACTAAGAGAAATGCCGGATAACTTAAATTTCTTTGAAGCACATCAACGCCTGTCTAAAGTAAAAAGTGACATTGCTGATTTACGAGCTTCTACATCTCCCAATAGTGCATTAGTAGATGTTTTAGAACAGCAGAAAAGGCTCTTACAAGAAGGGATGGATGATGCTGCTGAACGACTGTCTCCCACACTTCAGAGAGAGTATGCTGACGTTACAGCTTATTACAAAAGAGGTAGGAAAGTAGTAGGCGCTGAATGGCTGAAAGCTGCGTTTAAAAACAATGACCCCGCAACAATAGGTAGAATACTTACACAGGATGGCTTATCTGAAGGCATTATACAAATTAAAGAGCTTCGTAGAGCGGCAGCTCAGTTTAAAAAAGACTTACCAAAGCCGCCTAAAAATGCTTCTAAAGCAGAAATAGTCACATACAAGGAAATGATAAAAGGTTTAGACGTAGACCCATTAGAAGGGGTTAGGAGAGGTTTCTTAGACGAAATACTGAGGGAAGCTCCTGATGATGCGAGAGGTTCTGCTCAAAAGTTTGCCAATAAGTTAAAGGAACCCAGATTCAGAGAGACCTTTAATGAACTGTTTAAGGGAACAGGTGTTCCTGCTAAGATGGACGAAATGTTAGAGAATTTGATGATTCTATCTAGGACGGATAAATCTCAACAAGGTTTTGCTTTAACAATAGCGGGAGCAGAGCAACAAGTATTGACAAACCCGAACGCAAAGTCATGGTTTAAAAGTGTTATTCCTGCCTTCCTAGCGAGAAAAGCACTTACTGTAAAATCTATGGACAAATTAATAAATTTACAGAAAGTAGCAATAGCCGCCGAAAAGCAAGGAACCAAACTGCCTCCTTCTTTCTATACTAGTCTACAAAAACTAGTTGGTGTAGGAAACATAGCGGGAACAACAATGTCTTCGCCTGATGTATAGACGTAAAAAAGGGGCCGCAAGGGCCCCTTAGTTTACTACACTTTTACGTACCAATAAATGCTAATTCACTACACTTTAGTTTACTTAATGTTCCGTTTAGGTACTGTAGCGCCTTGTATCTTTAGTTATTTAAACTATCTCACACGCCCCACCAGTACACGCTAACTCCTGAGAGCCTGTTGTATTATCCTCCTGCTCGAAGTAGCTTAGGTCACTCCAACTAACACCCTGTGGCATTGCTGCTAGTAACTCTTCGTACTTCTCAGCAGTGATGTCCTCATAAGGAGCTTGCTGATACGTATGGTCACTAACAGGCAACAAACTAATGCCACTACAGATGTCAAAGTTATCCCATATCCACTGTGCTACTTGCAGGAACTCGCTGTCTGTGTAGTATACAGTGATACTTGGCTTATGCTCACACCAATGATTCTGGTAAGTCTTCCAAAGTGCTAGCTGCTCCATAGCTCCTACCATCTTCACTGTCGTACTGCCCTTCGGTGCTTTGACAGGGAAACCAAACACTAACGATGACTCTGACATAACATCCTGCTCTACTGGGAACCCTGCTGCTGACATAAAGCTTGCAAGCGGGTCTTTCTTGTCTGAACGTACACGTCGAATGTAATACTCAGAGAAGCGAGGATGAATGCCAGAAGCACTATCAACAAGCTGAGACACAGTACCACTTGGCTTAACAGCCGTAACAGCAGTAGACTGATTAATCCCAAGCTTCTTAGCCCACTTCTTGTTAGTTTTAATAGCAACATCTCTAATGTTCTCCAAGACTACTTGACAGTGTGGTGAGTCTGCTCGGCTTAACAACTCGTTATCCATAATGCCCGTCATGCTTACGCCCAGTAGTGCTTCCTCTTCCGTGTTCTTCTTCCAGATGTTACGTAGGTAACGGAAGTCTGTTAAGGTAGCCTGTAGTGTGCCAATGATAGCCGCTACTTCTGCCTTCTCCTTCAGTGTCTCTTCCGTGTCATCTGCCCGTACAACAATCTCTGAGAGGTTACAGAACTGGTTGCTACGTAGGATAATCTCAGAGCAAGGGTTAGTTCCGAAGTCGTAGTCAGGGTCACGGCGGCCGTTACGTGCTGCAATGTTCTGAGCTGCTACACGACTAAAGAGACCGCGCTCACCTGCTTTGGATTCATACAAGGTCTGCATCTCATTAAGGAATGCTTCGAAGTCTGGCTTCTCTGTGTACGCTACACTGTTGTTAGCAAGTCTACGGTGGCCTTCCTTCTCCCACCAAGCTCCTGACTTAGCTTTAGCCATACGGCCATCAGATAGGTTAGACAAGCTAATCAAAGCTGAACGTCTAACACCACCTACAACTACAATGTCAGCAATCTTACACACTACGTCATGACACTCAATGCTGGTAAGCTTACGACCTTCAGCCTTCTGAAAGATATTAACGCAGAAGTGAAACAAATCATCAAGGGGCTGTGGGCCTGACGCTCGACCACCAAAGGTCTCTAGTCTTGCACCCGCTAGACGTACACCGGACATGTCCCACTTTGGAATCTTGCCTGCGTACAGCATAGCAATCAACTCACGGAATGCTGAAGCCCAGCCAATCTTACTGTCGCCTACTACAATGGTAGTGTCAGTCGGGTGGAATGACTCAGCGATTACTGGTAGCTTAGTAATGAAGTTACGCTCTACGCTGAACCCCACACCAGTGCCACACATAAGGACGTACATCAGCTCATCGAAGCTACGCGGTGAGTCAATTGCAAGGTAAGAACAGTTGAAACCCGCTACGTTATCCTTGTCTAATGCTACACCTGCTGTCATTAAGCAGCGCATTGATGGCATTACTTCTAGGTCATGTATAGAGTTGTATAGCTTCTCTGCTGTCTTCTTGTCAATCTGCCCACGGTTAGACCAAAAGTCTACGTAACGCTGTACTGTCTCTGCCCATGTCTCTCTACGACCTTCCTCTTGCATCCATCGTGCGTAGCGGCTCTTGTGTATAAACTGTTGGTACTGTTCCATTCTTAATCTTCCTCTTTATCAAAGTAAAATGCTTCATCAAAGCCATTCAGTATGTATTCAGAAATACAGTGTTTTATTGTATGTTCATCAGGGCTATCAGTATGCTTGTGCGCCCTAAGATAACCAGCGTCTGTACCTTGCTCGACTATCTGCTCTATCAGTTTATAAATTTTAATTCTCATTTCGATTGGCATCCATATGGGTTACATAGTCGTGACGATGCTTGGATTCAAGTATTGTGCCATCAGGTGGTTTCATTTTACTGCTTAGTATCTTTGGCTTCTCAATTTTTTTACTAAAGATAGCATCGTAGTTATCTTCATACTTCTTCTTGTCTGTGGGGCGGGTCGATGAACCCTTGCCCCCGTGTGTCTGTCCTGTAGCCATTAGTCATCCTCCTCTTCAAGCATCAGTTCTTTTATCAGTTCAGCTAAGTACCACTGAGCTTTCTGAAGGTCTTCTACTGGCTTACCTTTGTAGTCGTAGCGCCAGAGGTACTTCATACAGTTGCCCTTTAGGTAACCGGCGAATGCTTCAGCAGACATAGACTCTCCGATAGCTTCAATACATTCGATGTTGCCTGTGTTGTAGTGACTCGGATTAGCGACAGCATCTTCTTTGTAAGGTAATGGTTGTTCCGTTTCAAAACACCAGTGTTGTCTTTCAAGAGGCCCTTCAGCAATATCATCATCAACAAAAAAGTCTTCGTCATGCAAGCGCTTTATCCACTTCTTCGCGTCAGCTTCCATCTGCTTTTCCTCCTTTTCCGCTGCCTCAAGATATACTGACATTAAAGACTCGTCTATCATAGACTTCCATGCTGGTACTTGTTTTCTTAGGTTATCCCAGTCTCTTGGTGTTGCGTTATTAATGCTCATCCGTGTATCATCCCCGTGTTATCATAATCCATTTCATGGTGGATTCTCTCTACGTCTCGTAAACATTCTTCGTAAGCGTCTTCAGGCGAACCTAGTTCTAAAGCTGTTGACTTCCAAAACTCTAACTCATCAAGATTGTTCATCTTCTAATTCCTCTTCTCTGTATCTAATTAGTCGGTCTTCAAAGGCGTTTAGTAAGTCGTCAGCGTCTATTTCAAGTATCTCTAAGATAAGTATCTCATCGTTTTCCCTGACGAACTGTTCCTTGTATTCCTCAAATGTTAGTGACATATCTTATCTCTCACATACCTAAGTAGCTCATTACTTGTTTTAACAGTGAAGCAAGGAAAGCCTTCTTTCTCAC